TATACGTTTAAAATTTTCGACGAAGCTCTACAACTTTGCCAATAATCTTCACGGGCTTTTCTTCAATCTCTTCCTGATTAAAATACATCGGTTCATAATTAGGATTTAATGAGATAAGAGCAATGCTGTCTGCATATTTCTTTAATCTTTTACACACTCCATCATTCCCGTTCACAAGAGCAATTACAATCTCGTCGGATTCCGCATCATCCTGTCTTTTTACAATTACCGTGTCTCCATTATGAATATCCGGCTCCATAGAATCACCGCTGATTCGAAGTCCGAAGAACTCACCGGTCCGTGCCAGTTCCTCGGGAATCTCTTCTTCGTCCACAATATCTGTGATGGCTTCCAGTGGGATGCCTGCTGCAACGCGACCGAGGATTTTTACTATATTTGATTTAGGAGAAGACGGTTGTTCAGTACGCTCATCTATTAAATCAGATTTTTCAATATGGAAATAATCGGCAAGCCGTTGAACTTTTCCCATTCTTGGCAATGCTATGCCTTGGCACCATGTGTTAAATGTTTGAGGGGAAACGGATATTGCGTCTGCAACCTCCCTTTGGGTTTTGTTTGCTTTTGATAAATAATAGTTTAAATTTTTAGAAAATATTTTTTTCTGTTCTATATCAGTCATATATTCACCTCTTTTATAACCATATAGTACAATATAATTTGACTAAAATCAACTAAAAGTCAAAAATAATTGTATTTTTGTGTTGACATCAAATTTAATTTGATTTATAGTATAGTCGTAATAAGAAATGTACGATTTGCAGGAGGTGAATAAATTGAGCAAGTTAAGAATTTCTCTTGCAGCAGCTAGAGTTAACGCAGAAATGACACAGGAAGATGTAGCAAGGGAGATGCACGTATCTAAGAATACAGTAGTAAACTGGGAAAAAGGTAAGTCAGAGCCTACAATCTCGCAAAGTAGAGAACTCAGTAAGCTTTATAATATGCCATTAGAGTATATTTTTTACCTTAATAATCAAATTAAATTTGATTTTGCAAATAGAGAAAGAGAGGTGAGTAAGGTGAGATTGAGGAAGATAATTGGCTGGATACTAGTTTTTACGCCAGCAGCATTAATAGAAGCTATAAGTATTTTGCCTAATGCCATTGGAATGATGATATTAATTTTTTTATTATTTCTTGGCGTTTTCACAATTGTGCGAAAAGGATTGCATCTCATAGCAACAAGTACAAACCGTACCACATAACTTATAGAAGAGGTGGTGCAATTGAAACATTTTAACATTGTAGTTATTAATGGAGAAGAAAAAGAAATCTCTTCTCTTTCCAAGGAAGAACGGCAGAGGTTGGTAGACGAATGGAACCGGCGGGCGCTGGAGCAACTTGGATATAAGCGAGAGAAAACCGCTTAAGCGGTAGGAAGGAGGACAAGCTTGAGAAAAAGAAAATCAACAAATATGGTACTGAGAGATGATGCACCATGGGAAGTCAGGCGTAGGGTTCACCAGTTGGAAAGAGAGCAATATGTTCTTTACATTAAAAGCTTAATCATTCCAAATGTGATGCTGGCATTGGCAGCAGTCTTTGTTATTATGTGCCGTATTTCGATTGGGTAGAGGAGGTGTAAATCATGAATGATTTCGCGAAAGAGGCGTTGTTCCGAAGATGTGCAGATCAGTGTGATACGGTCGAAATGATGTCAAGAGACACGGTCGGGTATCAGACTGAATTTGAGGAGTTCCAAAGACTTCACAGAGAGATTGAAGATGCAGATCTTGAGGATGAGTACCAGGAGTGGAGAAAAGCTAACGGATACATAAAATGGGAGGAAATACGTGAAATCCCGAAGTTGTTGACGAAAGAAGAATTTGAGTCCGAGGTGGAGAACATTAAAAAGGCGTTGGAAGAACATAATTTCAGCTCACAGTCTTTCAAAATACATTATTTAATCGGTTGTGTAACTACTGGATCGACAATTCACACGCCGAACCAATTGGAACAGATATTTGATCTGGCGATACAAAAATGAGTGCTCACAAAAGCCCGGCAAGGCTGGAGCACTCGGTAAAACAACCAATTTCATTATAGGAACAGAAAGGCGGTCAGTCAATGATTATAAGAAATTCTATGGCAGCAGTCCGCATTGAGGTGATCGTAAATGGCTAAAAAGCTGTGGAGCGTGTTCACGAAAGATATGACGCATTGTTATTTCACGGGGACACCGAGCTGTCACAGGCACCATATATTTTACGGACCATACAGAAAGAAGTCTGAACAATATGGTTTCATAATTCCCATAGCATACTATCTACATGAGCACGAAAAAGACAGCGTTCATGAGAATCCAAATCATGGATTAGACCTGCAGCTCAAGCAGATGGCACAGCAGTACTGGGAGGAACATTATGGGACCAGAGAAGAGTTCATTCAAACTTTCGGAAAGAACAGATTGTAAAGAACATCTGATATAAAGTCAGAGTTTTTAATAAATTACACAGGAGGTATATTAAGCAATGAGACACTTTAACCTGGAAACATTTGCGGGCGGTGAACTCAGCAGACAGATCAACCGAGATATTGAGGCGGTCATGAGAAATGTTGTTGATCCGAACACAGATGTGAAAGCCAAGCGAAAGATCACTGTCACGATTGAGTTCAAGCCAAATGAGCAGAGGAACTTTATCACGACTAATGTGAATTCGAAGCCAACACTCGCACCGGCGCTTGGAGCTGTAACAGCACTGGGCGTTCAGCAGGATCTGACGAGCGGAGCAATTGATGTGGCAGAAATCGGAAGTAAAATGCCTGAAGCAACTGTAAAGGTCGAGGGTAAGATCGTGGATACAGAGACAGGCGAAATCATGGAAAAAGGCAGCAAAGTAGTAGATCTTAGAAAGAGAGAAGCATAAGGAGGACTTAAGATGATGGAAGGATTAAAAGAAGCATTACAGTATATTACAGGTCTGAAAGCAGAGAGCATGGAGCCGAAGTTATTGGAGATTAATGGTGAGACATATTGTACAAAGGATCTCACCAGATATCACAGATTCCCGATGGCAAGTAATCTTTCTGTAAATACATTAACAGCACTGGTGGATTATATCAAAGGAAAGCCGGAAGAATTGAGAGAATCTTCCATTCTTCATGTAGTGAGTCCAACAAAGGTGCTTCTGTTCTCAGGACTTATTGACGAGAGGAACAGAGAGACATTGATGGCAGCAGGCGCAATTGTGAATGAATTCCGTTTCGATGATTATTATGACCAGGAGCGTTTTCTGATTGAGCTGCAGGCGAACTTTGTAGAAAATACAGATCTGACTACAATCATGCAGGTAGCCGGCAATATCAAATCCGGAACAACGGCTAATTATTCCGATGATGGCGTATCTCAGAAGACAACCATCAAATCAGGTGTGGAACTGGCAGATGTGATTGTGCCGAATCCGGTCAAGCTCAGACCATACCGCACATTTGCAGAAATTGAGCAGCCAGAGAGTTCTTATGTGTTCCGTATCAAGGACAGCGAGAGAGGACCGGCATTCAAGCTGGTGGAAGTTGACGGCGGACTGTGGAAGAATGTGACCATGAAGAAGATTAAGGAATATCTGGAGTTTGAACTTGCAGAAGAATTAAAGGAGCATCACATTACTGTGATCGCGTAGGTAACAGCACCTTAGGTTTTTATTGTATCACGAATAACTCCCTGTACGGGCAGTGCAGGGAGAAAAGGAGAATAAAAAGTGTCAGGACGACCAAAACAGGGGATAGATTACGCTGGTTGGTCGGTTGATATATTTGACGGAGACAAGAAGATAGACAAGCTCTTGGACGCAAAAGGCTGGAAAGGCTTCGGGATATATTTCTTTTTATGTCAGAGAGCGTACAAGGTAAATGGATATTTCTATGAATGGGGCTATGACGACTGTGCAACGACTGCAAGGAAGATGGGCGGCGGCATCAGTTCCGGTACAGTGAAAGAAACTGTGGACTACTGCTTGCAGGTGGATCTCTTTGATAAGAGGTTATTTGACGAGTGGGGAGTGCTTACCAGTAGAGGTATCCAACGGCGTTTCTGGACGGTATTGTCAGAACGACGGAATAAAACTGTATATAGTGAATATTGGCTTTTGAAACCCGAAGAATGCAAAGGCTTAGTTAAAGTCAACCTTTTTTCAAATGTGCAACCGACAAATGACCATTTGCAGGGTACAGATAATGATTCGCCCCCTATAAAGGAAAGTAAAGTAAATAAAAAAATATATATAGCGTTTCAGCCGGAAGTGGAACAGGCTTTTCAATTGTACTTGCTTGTCCGTGAAAATAATTATGGATCCATCATTCCGGAACAGGTGGAGGCTCTCAGAGAAGAACTTGTGTCATTAACGAGCGATCCGGGAAAGCAATTGACCATTGTAAAGAAAGCGACTTCATGGGGAACGAAAGGTTTTGAGGATACTGAGAAGAAAACGAAGAGCCGGAAACCTCAGAAGTTAAAATTCAACAATTATACCGGTCGTGATTATGACATGAACGCATTGGAGCTACAGATGCTAGGAGGAAATAATGAGTGAGATTGAGAAAAAGGAAGAGTGGTATCTAAATATTGATTATCGGGAAGCAAAAGAGATTATCCGGAATAAGCTGCAGGGCATGACACAGAACTTTATCGGAATCGGATTCTATCTCAGACAGATCAAAGAGTCGGAAGGCTTCCGGAAAGACGGATATGAAAGTATCTACGAAATGGCCGAGGATCAGTACGGCATCAAGAGATCTACAGCAATCCGCTGGATGCAGATGAACGAGAAGTTTTCCCAGGGAGGATATAGCCCATTCCTGGATAGCGGTTATAAGGATTTCGGTAAAAGCCAGCTCCAGGAAATGTTATATCTGGACAGTGAGCAGTTGGAAGAAGTAAAGCCAGAAATGACAGTCCGGGAAATCAGAGAGATTCGAACACCGGATCCGGAACCCGAAGAGCAGATTCCCGGTCAGATGAGCGTGGAAGATTTTCCAGAAGTTCTGCCGGAGCAGGAAGAAGAGTCGGGTGAGGAAGTGTGCGACGTCGCACAATCGGAAAATACAGATTGCAAACCAGAACAGTCAAGCTGTCCTCCAGGACAGACAAGTTGTCCGAGAGAGAACTGGGGAACCTCAGACGAGGATCAGTTGCAAGGCTGGAGAGAATGTGCAGCTTGCTGGAATCATTACAAGAAATTGCATGAGCATGATGAAGAGATTCCAAAAGAGGAAAATGTGGGAATTGAAATCCCTCAAGACATTATGGAAGAAGTAACAGAGCCTGTGGAGGATTATCAGGAGATTCCGGAAGAAAATGAACCGGTCATTGTGGAACAGCCGGAAGGTATTGCCATCGTTGATGCTCCATCAGAGCCAGAGCTGTATGAAGAAGTATCTGAGAAAACCGATATCGATATTGCCAGGGAAGAGAATCAGAAAGCTCAGATGTATCTGGAGATAGCTGAAAAAGAATTCAGTCAAAATGATATCAGAGTCCGGAAGCAGAAGATATTAGTTGCAGCATTAGCAGGATATATCCATGATCTGGATATGGTATTGAATCCTCCGGAAGAACCGGAACAGCCGGAACTTCCAAAACTCAAGAATAATGACCAGCGGAAAGAATGGCTAAATAACTATAAAGAATGGGGATTATGGTACCGGGACGAAAACATAGATGTGAATTATTACAAGTATGATTTCGAAGATGGCAGCAGGCTGGTGGTAGCAGAGTATCCTCAGAGAGAACAAGGTTGGAAATGTGTACCTCGTGATGAGCATTATTATCATCTATTGGAAAAAGGGAGAAGAAAAGCAGGTACCACAGATGAAATTTACGATCATCAGTATATACAATATGCAGACAGTGAAACGTATTTGGTGGAATTCCTTAAGAATTTGCAGAAGGGAGAGAAGTAGATGACTCCGGCAGAAAAACAGGAAGTAATCTGGATGTTTCTAGACCAAGGACTTACAAAGAAAGAGATTGCAGAAAGAACAGGCATTCCTTATGGAACAGTATATATGCATGCAAAACGGAAGCGAGAGCATGATGAGGCAGATATGACCGGAGATAACTCTGACCGTCATAAATGCAGAACATGCCAGTATCGCCACAGTGATGCAGGTGGTTGTGATTACTGTATCCATACCGGTAGGGAGCGAGGTTGTGATGTGGAAGTGTGCGATAAGGCAGTGGTAGGAGAAAGATTGACGAAGAAATAGGAGGAATAGTGTTAAATGATGGGTAGATTGCAAGTAATTTGCACAACGGATCAGATAAAAGAAGCAAAGCGTAATGTTCAGAAGTATATGAGAAAACATAAAAGCGATGAAGATTTTATTGACAATATCAGTGATGATTTCGTGATGGGGTTTATGATTTCTCAGAGAATGGTATGGGACGATTATGATAATGGGACACAGCGAGAGAATGATGATTTCGGCAAGTGGATTCCATGCAGTGAGCGGTTGCCAGAGGATAACACGGATGCAATTATATGCTTTCACAACGGAGAAATTACAGAAATGAGATATTTGGGAAATAAAATCTTTCAAGGAATCTATAAACATACGACAAAAGCAATTGTTGCATGGATGCCATTGCCGGAACCGTATAAGGAGGGAGAAGATGAATAATCAACAAGCAATAGATAGATTGGTGAAACATCTTGAATGGGGCTGGTCTGAGAAAACAGTAGATGCTATTGAAATGGGGATACATGCACTGAAAGAAACTCAGTGGATTCCATGCAGCGAGAGGTAGCCGGAGGATGAAGGCTACATACTGGTATCATTTGAGTTGGAGGAAGTAAAGCCAGAAAGGACAGTTCGGGAAATCAGAGAGATTCGAACACCGGATCCGGAATCCGAAGAGGAGGAAGGACAACTTCCCGGTCAGATGAGCGATGAAGATTTGTCGGAAGTAGCGGAACACATGAAAGCAATGATGAAGATTTTGGAGAAATACAGAAAGGAATAACGAATGCCTATAGAAGCAAGACCTATGGAGCTGAAAGAAGCACAAGATTATATAAATACATATCATCGACATCACAAAGCAGCTCATAGAGATAAATTTAGAATTGCAGCCACAATAGATGGAAAAGTTGTTGGAGTGGTTCAAGTTGGCAGACCTGTATCGAGAGTATTGGACGATGGCAATACATTAGAAGTGCTTAGATTATGTACAACTGGAGAAAAGGATATATGTAGTTTTCTATATAGCAGAGCCGCACGAATCGCAAAAGAAATGGGATATTCAAAAATTATAACATATATTCTTGAATCCGAAAATGGCGCAAGCCTTAAAGCGTCTGGGTGGACTTGTGAAGCTGACGGAGTTGGTGGATCTAATTGGAATACGCCAAGCAGACCAAGAGAGATGGTAACGAATCAAATGAGTTTATTCCCAGAAAAACAAAAATATCCGATTAATGAAAAGAAACAAAGATGGAGTAAGCAATTGAAGTAACAAATAACAGCACCTTGACAATTGAGAGATTGCCGGAAACGTATAAGGAGGGCGAAGATGAATAATACAGAGCTTATAGAGCGTTTGGTGGAACTGGAACGCTCAATGGTTGAAAAAAGAGATGTTGATGTAAAAGCATTTGAGGAGAAACAAAAGCGAGAGCTTGCAGATTACGAGCTTAAGAAAACATGGGAATTAAACGGATATAGTCAGGCATTAGTAGATGTCACAGATATTTTGAGAGGAGAATCACAAAACAACGAAGGAATTGATGGTAATGAATAACAATATTCCAGGAAATAAGAACAAATACAAGAACAACTGTCGGAAGGTCTATGCAGATTATCACAGAGATGACCAAAATAAGATGATTGAAGCAAGGAGGCTCAGAAAGAAATGTGGACCATTAAATCGGACGAACGTCTTGAATTACATGATGAAGAAGAGGACGAAGTAATTGCAATATTACTCTGGGACGAGAGATTCTTGAACTGGAAATTGTATTATAGGTATACAGGAGGGAGTGGATATGCCTATCTGGATTCCATGGAAGGATTTGGAAAGCTTGATATTGAACCAGTAGAGATGGCAGCAGTCGAGACCATTATAGACTACTGCGAGGAAAAGGCAAACCTTTGGGAAGGACGTGCAGAGGACATGGAGGCGATGATGTGAAATGGATTCGGGAAAACATGAATCAGATAAATCTGGTAGAGGAAGGAAAAAAGATAGCATACATTGCCTATATTAACTGGGAATGGAAATTATTTGAAGGTGGTGAAGAGTGGTGTATTGGTCTGAAGGTTTATAATTCGCATCAGGTAGAAGAGGCACAGCGGGCAGCAGTCAATGAGCTGATTCGGTATCAAACAGAAAAAGCAGAGTTGTTCCAGAAATATAAAATGGAGACAGCAGCGTAAAGCGGAGGAGGTGAAAGCCGTTGGCGTACATGGAAAGTTATGACCAGCTGACATTTGCAATCGTGAAGTTAGCTGTAGAAGATTATCGCAGTGCATTAAAACGATTGAAAAGACATTCGAATGACCAGCAGGCATTATGGAGTAAAGCTGATTGCGAACGATTCTTCCGGAATGATATTGGAACATATTGTAATCTGGACGGAGAAAAGATTATGAAAGCTATTCAGGAACAGGTGGGATATAACGATGGATAGAAAGCAGTTGAAAAAGTATAAATCCAACAAAAGAAGAATAGCCGGAATCAAGAAGACAATAGACCGCTTGGTGAAGCAGTTAGATAATGTTCCGGTAGTACCGGGCAAGGTCATAAAGTCAGGTGATGAATTTCCATATATTGAGCAGCATGTAAAGGTAGTAATGGAAGAACCAAAGGAATCGGCCAGATTAAAAGAACGCATCAGAGAGAAGCAGCAAGATCTTGGTAGATTGGAGCAGGAGAATGAAGAAGTAGAGAAGTACATAGAGCAGTTACCTGTAGGTATGAAGAAAGAGATATTTGAAATGGTGTATCTGGACGGAATGACACAGAAAGAAGCTGGCGAGAGTTTAGGATATACCCAATCAATGGTATCCAAGGTAATAAATGCAGACATGAAAGATTCATAACATTCATATTTTAGATGTGTTATTGTTATAATGAACTTAGTGGAAAAACAGATTTCATTATGGTTTCACAATCCCCTTACAAGGTGTATACAGTCCTAGAAGGAACGGCTTGGCAACAGGCTGTTCTTTTGTTGTGCAGGATAAAAAAGAAGTAGTAGATGTTTATAATAAAGAGAAGACGATGATGGCAGCAGTCAATTGATTGCTGCCATTTGCATGCAAGGAGAAAGTAAATATTGAAGAGGAATAGACCAGATAAAGACGGTACCCACCGTGGAGCTTTTGAAAAGAATAAGAAAAAGATTTATGCAACCCAGACTGTGTGTGGAATATGTGGAAAGCCTGTGGACTTTTCACTCAAATATCCACATCCGTTGTCGCCATGCATAGATCATATTATTCCAATCGCGAAAGGTGGACATCCATCTGACTTGGATAATATGCAGCTTGCACATTGGACCTGTAACAGACAGAAGAGCGACAAGCTGATAGACAGTAGAGGCGGAGGAAAACAAGAAGAATCAATTGGAAACAGGGTACTTCCTCATACATTTGATTGGAGTAATTATAGACCTAAATAATCTTGACGGATAGGGGGCATACCTCCCCCACCGCGGGTGCGCGCGGACTTCACACCGTCACTGCGAAAAAAAACACACGCTGAGAGAAAATGGCGTGGAAAGGAGAAGTAAATGGCAGATTACAGGGGCATAGATTACCTAAGGAAAAAGCTGAATCGAAAGAGAAGCCGAGTATTAAGACGGTATAAATTTTATGAAATGAAAAATATAGCACGGGACATGGGAATTGCCACACCACCTAGCCTGCAATGGTTACAGGCAGTACTTGGATGGAATGCAAAGGCCGTAGATTCGATTGCGGATAGGCTAGAGTTCCGGGGGTTTCGTGATGACAATTTTGACATGACTGGGATATTTCGAATGAATAATCCAGATATATTATATGATTCAGCGGTACTGTCGGCACTGATTTCTTCCTGTTGTTTCATCTACATTTCGAAAGGTGAAGATGACTTCCCAAGATTGCAAGTAATTGATGGAGCAAATGCGACTGGAATTATCAATCCAATCACAAATCTGCTCACGGAAGGCTATGCAGTTCTGGAACGTGATGACAATGAGAAAGTGACTGTGGAGGCTTATTTTGTAGAAGGGTGGACAGTAATCTACAGAAACGGCGTACCTGTTCAGCTTTTTGAGGATAACGTACCAGCACCGCTACTGGTGCCAATCATATTCCGGCCAGATGCCAAGAGAGCATTTGGACATTCTAGAATCAGCCGGGCATGTATGTCAATTACAGAATCAGCAATGAGAACTTTGAAGAGATCTGAGATAACTGCAGAGTTTTATTCATTTCCGCAAAAATATGTAGTTGGTCTGGATCCGGACGCAGAACAGATGGATAAGTGGAAAGCTACTGTATCGAGCTTATTACAATTTGATAAAGATGAGGAGGGAGATTCGCCGACTTTAGGACAATTCCAGCAGCAGTCTATGGCACCACATTTAGATCAGCTTAAAATGTTTGCCGCGTTGTTTGCCGGAGAGACCGGATTGACCCTTGATGACTTAGGATTTGCAACGGAGAATCCGGCTAGCCAGGAAGCAATCAAGGCATCACACGAGAATCTGAGACTGACAGCAAGAAAAGCACAGCGAGCATTTGGTAGTGGATTTCTGAATGCTGGCTATCTGGCTGCATGCCTACGTGATGATTATCAATATTACCGAAATCAGGTATATATGACGACGCCAATCTGGGAACCAGTGTTTGAACCAGATGCAGCAATGCTGTCCAATATTGGAGATGGAGCAATTAAGATTAACCAGGCAGTGCCAGGATATTTCAATGCAGATAACTTAAGAGATTTAACTGGAATTAACATGAGCAATCTGCCAGTAACTCCGGAGGTGTAGCCTATGGAGGACATCGCACCAGGACTTTTGGAGAAGATACAGAAACAATTCTATCATGATATTGAAAAGAGCAGCATCGTTAAAAACTTCAAGAAACAGGCACAGAGAGGTAAGATTTCATATAGCCAAGCAAACGAGGTGGCACAAGAGATTGGGAAAATCTTAGCGCAATCATATTCGGACAACTTATCATCTGGTATATTGCCAGATGGAAAGATGTATTATAACATTGCTTCCAGAGTATTGAATCCGACGTTGAAGGAAGCTTATGAGATGGCGGCAGATAATGCAGCTATTGTACAGCAGATTATGAACGAAGCAGCAGGCATTGGAATTAAAACAATAAGAGCACAAATCCAACAGGATAATATAAATGGTATTGTAAATCGGATTTCAAGTGAGGAATATTTTGATGATGTGAAATGGATTCTCGATGCACCTGTACGGAATTTGGTTCAGAAAGCAATGGACGATACTGTTCAAAAAAATGCAGATTTTCATGCAAAAGCTGGATTGAGACCAAGGATCATACGGAGATCCTCCGGACATTGTTGCGAATGGTGTAATCAGGTAGCTGGAACATATGTATATCCAGATGTTCCTAAAGATGTGTTTCGGAGACATGATAATTGTGATTGCATTGTTGAGTATTATCCGGGAGACGGTAAAAAGCAAAATGTATGGACAAAAGAATGGAAATACGAAAAAGAATCTGATAAAATAGAGGAAAGAAAAGCAAGAGAAAAAAATGAATTAGCAATCAGGATAGCTGAACACCCAAAGATGTTTCAGGCATATACACCGGAAGGATTGAAAAAAGCATTGGAGAAAGCCGGATATGAAGTTAAACCATTAGGAAGAGGGAGCTTAAAAGGCATACCATTTGAAGAAGGCGGTGGATTTCGAGTCTCTTATGATGGGGACGGATATTTACAATATCATCCTGAAACCAATAGCCATCATGGAGAAGCCTATTATAAAACATCAAGTGGAAGAACAGGGACAAAGCGCTATAATCTGAATGGAGATGAGAAAAATGACTAAGACGAGAGAAAGCGTTGAATATATTGAAAACAGATTGAGAAAAATATATGAAGAACGTAAAATCAATAATGAAGATTGGTTTATTTTACCGAATCAAGTAGCCATACATATTGATATTATAGAAAAAAAACGTCTCGTAATTGAATTCGCAGATAATGAGGAAAAAGCCAAAACACACATGGCTGATGATGGACAATCATATTATCTCGATGATTATACACTTGAAGAGATGTTCAATGAAATGATAAAAGAAATTGAGAATGAAATATGATTACCCGAGCAAAAAGAGGCTAAAAACATGACATATGATGAAGTAAAAAGATTTTTGCACAAAAAAATTATTGTGACAGATATAGACGGAAATCGTATAAAAGGGATATTCACCAATACAGTGTCAGAATACGACACATCGTCTGGAAAAGAAGAAATAGAACTAGATGCCGGGAAAGTATTTTATGGAATTCCGCTAGATGAAATAAAAGATATAATAGAGATTAAATAAGCTGCCAGATTGTTCTGACGGCTTATATTTTTTGAGGAGGCTACATGGGAGAAGTAAGGAAGGGGCGGCAGACCCCGACGCAATCTGTCGTGCTGCCTTATTCTTCAACATATGGAGCTGAAGCAATAGACATTTACAATTCGACAGGAAGAACTGCACAGGAGTGGCAGGAGCTTCTACTGTCAGACATTTTGGCCGTAAACGAAGAGGGGTTATGGGTACATACCAAATTCGGGTATTCAGTCCCAAGGCGTAATGGAAAGAATGAAAATGTTGCAATAAGGGAGATGTATGGATTAAAGAAAGGCGAAAGAATCCTACATACAGCACATAGAACCACAACTACACACAGCGCATGGGAACGACTTTCGAATTTGCTAAAGAAAGCAAATATCGAGGTCGTTTCTTCATATAAGGCATTTGGAAAAGAACATTTGGAAGTTGCTGGCGGTGGAATTATCGAATTCCGAACCAGAACATCAAAAGGTGGTCTGGGAGAAGGATTTGATTTATTGGTTATTGATGAGGCACAAGAGTACCAAGATGATCAGGAGAGCGCATTAAAATATGTCGTTACAGATAGTAAGAATCCTCAGACAATATTTTGCGGAACACCACCAACTCCTGTAAGCTCCGGAACGGTTTTTACAAAATTCCGTAAGGCAACCTTGGAAGGACAAACGGTTAACTCTGGGTGGGCAGAATGGTCCGTGCCGGAGCAGACAGATATAAGAGATATAGATGCCTGGTACGAGACAAATCCATCTCTTGGAACAGTATTCACGGAAAGATCTGTAACTGATGAGATTGGTTCAGATCCAATCGATTTCAATATCCAGCGATTAGGATTATGGATTCGCTATAATCAGAAATCAGCTATCAGTGCAACAGAATGGAATGAATTAAAAACTGATATCCCACCGGAGCTTACAGGAGATCTTTTTGTAGGAATCAAATACAGCAAAGATGGGAATGCAGCAATGGGAGTTGCGTCTAAAACGAAAGATGGCAAGATATTTTTAGAGTGTATCGATTGTCGTGAAGTACGTGCAGGTGATACATGGATGCTAGCATATTTGAAAAACTGGAAAGCGAGAAAGGTGATTATAGATGGAGCATCAGGACAGCAGTTAATGGAAAATGAAATGAAAGATTGTGGTATAAAAAATTCACACCTTCCGACAGTGAAGGAAATCATTGCCGCGAATGCCTCGTTTGAACAAGGGCTATATCAAAAAAATATTATCCATTCCGGGCAGCCATCATTAGTACAGGTAGTAAGTAACTGTGAAAAAAGAACAATAGGAACTAATGGTGGATTTGGCTACAAGGCAATGAAAGAAGAGATGGAGATTGCGTTGCTTGACAGTATCATACTTGCATACTGGGCGTGCAGTGAGACGAAAACGAAGAAAAGAAAACAAAGAGTTAGTTGTTAAGAGACACCTTAGGGTGTCTTTTTACATATTACGCAACCCAGCGGTTAATGGAGAAAGGAGTAACAAAATGGCAGAATTTACACCAATTACAACACAGGAGCAGCTTGATAAAGTAATCGGAGAGCGCATTGCGGGAGTGAAAGCAAAATATGAAGGCTTTGATGGTTACAAGAAAAAAGCAGAAGATTATGATGCTCTAAAAGCAAAATCCGATGGTTTTGAACAGCAGATTGCAGCGTTGAACAAGGAAATTAACGGTGATGGAGAAAAGAACCTCGGATACAAGAAACAGCTTGAAGAGGCACAGGGCAAGATCAAGGGATACGAGACCAGTTCTCTCAAGATGAGAATTGCGCATGAAAATGGAATCCCATATGAACTTGCAGGTAGATTAAGTGGATCTGATGAAGAGGAAATCAAGAAAGATGCTGAGACAATGGCAAAATTCTTGAGAAAAAAAGATGTTCCTCCACTTGCAGGAGGAGATCCACAAAAAATTGATGACAAAAAGACAGCAATGAAAGGCATGCTGGCTAGTTTGAAAGGAGAATAAAAAATATGGCAACATCAAAAGGAACAATGTTTGACCCTACACTGGTCAAAGATCTTATTACAAAAGTAAAAGGGAAGTCAGCACTGGCTGCATTATGTGGTCAGACACCGATTCCATTCAATGGATTGAAAGAAATGATTTTTTCTATGGACAATGAAATTGATATTGTCGCAGAGAATGGAAAGAAAACCGAAGGCGGTATTGCTATCGCACCAGTTAAAATTGTACCGGTTAAGTTTGAATATGGTGCAAGAATCTCTGATGAATTTATGATTGCTACAGAAGAAGAGCAGTTGGATATTTTAACAGCGTTTAATGATGGATTTGCGAAGAAAGTAGCGAAAGGACTTGACCTTGCAGCTATGCATGGTATTAACCCAAGAACGGGAACAGCATCTGCTGTAATTGGAGACAATCATTTTGATGCGAAAGTTACGCAAACTGTAGATTATGCGTCAGCAACACCGGATGCAAATCTGGAAGATGCGATTGCGGTAGTAGATGGTTCTGAAGGAGATGTAACAGGACTCGCGCTTTCGAAGACGTTCGGATCAGCGATGGCAAAAGTCAAAGCGAATGGAATCAAGCAGTATCCGGAATTTGCATTTGGAGCATCACCTGCAACATTTAATGGAACCCCGACAAGCGTCAACAAAACTGTATCTAGCGGAACAACGAAAGACCACGGTATTATTGGAGACTTTCAGGGAGCGGTTAAATGGGGATATTCAAAGGAAATTCCTATGGAAATTATTCAGTATGGTGATCCGGACAACTCAGGAAAAGACTTAAAAGGATATGGTCAGATCTATATCCGTGCAGAAGTATATCTGGGATGGGGAATCCTGGTGCCAGAATGGTTTGCAAGAATTAAGGAGGCATAGTATGAAGTATAAAAATACAAAAACGGGCGCAATTATTGAGACGAGTACAGAGGTTTCCGGTGAAAACTGGGAACCTTTTGATGATGAAGAGTCTGAGGAGAAAAAAACACCAGCTAAAAAGCAGAAGGCTAACAAAGCGGAAGGCGATTCCAAAGACGATGCACAAGAGGGCACAGAATAATGGATCCATTCGCTACACTAGAAGATATATCTATCCTGTGGCGTGAACTTAAGGAATCCGAGTACAGCAAGGCAGAGAAGCTTCTGACAGTTGTCTCGGATTCTCTAAGATATGAAGCCAACAAGGTTGGAAAAGATTTGGATAAAATGATTGAACAGAATGAGGCGTTGCGGAATGTTGCGAAATCTGTGACTGTTGACGTGGTAGCGCGTACACTTATGACATCGACAGACACAGAGCCAATGACACAGATGTCTCAATCAGCGCTGGGCTATTCAGTGACAGGAACATATCTGATTCCTGGAGGCGGTTTATTCATTAAGAAATCCGAGTTATCCAGACTAGGTCTTAGAAGACAGAAAGTTGGGGTGATGGATATTTATGGCATCGATGATCAAGGGAATTCCAGTAACACTGTATGAGAAGACAGTAATTGGAAAAGATGAATTTGATCGCCCGTTATACCGAGAAATACCAGTGACAATTGAGAATGTGCTTGTAGCTCCGGCATCGACCACGGAGATTCTGGACACATTAAATCTGACCGGAAAGAAAGCGGTATACAATATTGCAATTCCGAAAGGAGACAATCACACTTGGCAGGATTGCCGGGTAGATTTCTTCGGAATGTCTTGGCAAGTGATTGGGTTCCCACAACAAGGCATTGAAGAGAATATCCCGTTAGAATGGAATCAAAAATGGCAGGTAGCGTTATATGGGTAAGACGAAGATTGTTTTGAACCGTGCTGGTGTTAGAGAGTTAATGCAGTCACCGGAAATGCAGGAGATACTTGTGGATCATGCGAATAAGATAGCCAGTGCATCAGAAACAGAAGCATATGTAGCGCAGACGCGAGCAGTTGTGAAAGTCTGCGGAGATGACGGTAATAACGGATTATTGAAGGCGGTTGGAAAACATGGTGGAAAAAATCGTTAAGGATTATCTGCAGTCCAGTCTAGGGATACCGGTTAGATTGGAAGAAGAGGATAATCTCGGAAATGAATATGTATTGATTGAAAAGACTGGATCTGGAGGAGAAGACCATATCAAACGGGCAACTCTGGCTATCCAGTCTTATTCTACGTCCCTGTACGGGGCGGCATCGCTCAACGAGCGGGTAAAAGCAGCAATGGGAAAAATAATCGAATTGGACGATATCAGCAGATGTGAGCTTAATACAGATTACAACTATACCGATACTGCCAGAAAAAAATATCGGTATCAGGCAGTATATGATATCGTCCATTATTAGGAGGGATAAGATGAACACAGAATATGTAAGTGCAGGAAAGCCCAAAATTGGTGGAGCAATCTATCGAGCACCATTAGGAACCGAACTTCCAACCGATGCAAAAACGGAACTGAATGCAGCGTTTAAGGAACTGGGGTACTGTTCGGAAGATGGAATCACAAATTCCAATAGCCCCGAGACAGATAACGTGAAGGCTTGGGGTGGTGATACTGTTCTTGATTTACAGACAAGCAAAGAGGACAGTTTTAAATATAAGTTGCTCGAAATCACAAATATCGAAGTTTTAAAGGCTGTATATGGAGACGAAAATGTAACTGGAACATTAGAAGAAGGGATCACAGTAAAAGCTAATAATAGCGAGGCGGAAGCGTGCGCCTGGGTAATTGACATGATTTTGAAGAAAGCGCTAAAACGAATTGTGATTCCATCGGCAGCAGTTACAGAGGTAGCAGATATTGTCTATAAAGACAGCGAAGCTATTGGATATGATACAACACTCAAGGCTACACCAGATTCAAGCGGACAGACTCACTATGAGTATATCGTAAAGAAAGGGAAGTAAGATGAATACAGAAAAAAATGAAGTGGCAGCAATTACAGGAACAACAGAAAGCGGGTTTCGGTACACTTTACCGCCAGATGCTCTAGATGATTATGAATTATTGGAAAACCTGTGCGACATTGATAATGGAGATGTCTCTAAGATTACAGGGACTGCCAGACAACTCCTTGGAGATGCACAAATAGAAGCACTTAAGGACCACGTAAGAAAGGAAAATGGAAGAGTTCCAGCTTCAAAAATGATTGAAGAAATTATCCAAATATTCAAAGGATCCCAAGTAAAAAACTCTTAGCCCTCGCCCACATGATCAACGTAGATGAAGAGGCGTTGATTTGTGATTTTGCAGAAACATATCGCATTTATGACTATAAGTCCCTACCGTTACGGACGGTGGGGACTTTTGCGTGTGGGTTGAGGCCGGATTCAAGAATCGGAATGAGAATATCTGATTCAAAACTTACAACAGACCAAACACTATTGGCGCTGGTTGCTGATAATACGAGGGCAATTGCATGGCTGAATAGTTCAGACGGCGCAAAAGGAATTAATCGTCCAAAATCATTGGTAGAGGCGCTGATGGGAGAAAAGAAAACTACAGAAAGCGTAATCGAAACGTTTGATACAGGACAAGATTTCGACGATGAGTGGAGACGACTGACAGGAGGTGAGAAGTAGTGGCTACAGAACTTGCAAAAGCATATGTGCAGATTATTCCGTCTGCACAGGGAATCAGTGGAAAAATTCAACAGGCAATAGACCCAGAGGCAGAACCGGCAGGAGCTTCGTTTGGAGGTAAATTAGTCGGAAAGTTAAAAGGGATTATTGCTACTGCAGCAATTGGAAAAGCGTTAGGATCAGCAATCAGCGAGGGAGCAAATCTTGAGCAAAGTCTTGGTGGAATTGAGACACTATTCAAGGATAGCGCTGACAAGGTTAAGGCGAATGCTGCGGAAGCCTATAGGACAGCCGGTATGAGCGCGAACGATTACATGGAATTAACTACAAGCTTCTCAGCAAGCCTCCTGTCCAGCCTTAGCAATGATACATCTAAGGCGGCAGATGTAGCAGATATGGCTATGACCGATATGTCCGATAATGCTAATAAAATGGGAAGCAACATGGAAGACATTAAGAACGCCTATCAAGGATTTGCAAAACAAAATTATACCATGTTGGACAATTTAAAATTAGGTTACGGTGGTACTAAGACAGAGATGGAGCGCCTGCTTGCTGATGCTCAAAAAATTACTGGTGTAAAGTACGACATCAACAATTTGTCGGATGTATATTCGGCTATTCATGTAATTCAAGGGCAGTTGGATATTACCGGAACAACAGCTAAGGAAGCGGCAACAACCATATCCGGTTCTTTCGCCTCCATGAAGGCCGCAGCGCAAAATGTTATGGGTCAGATTGCTCTTGGAATGGACATAAAACCAGCTTTGTCAGCACTGGCAGAGACGATGACAACTTTTCTTGTTGGGAATTTACTTCCTGCAGTATGGAATGTAATTTCTGCACTTCCGGGGGCGTTAGTAACATTTATACAGACTGCTACACCACAGTTGGCAACTGCATTAATGCAATTTGTGCCAGAGATTGCAACACAAGTCCAAACCGCATTGCCACAGCTATACGAAATGGCAAACGGAATGCTGCTACAGATTACAACTGCAATCCAAACAAATCTTCCAGGGCTATTACAACAAGGTGTTGAAATCGTAACTAATATTGCAAATGGAATATTGCAGAATATTCCTCAATTAATTTCGATGGCAGCAACACTGATGGCTAATTTTGAAAATGCGATATGGTCGGCGTTACCACTTGTATTAGCAGCAGGAGGCAAACTAATCCTCAATCTAGTTAATGGAATTATTAATAATCTTCCACAGATTGCAACAGCTGCAGCTCAAGCAGTGGCAAAAATGACGGCAACAATCGGACAGAATCTACCGCAGGTTCTGCAGTCTGGTATTGAGATTATTGGAAAGTTGGCGGCTGGATTAATTCGAGCAATCCCGAGCCTTATAGCTCAGATTCCTCAAATTATTTCTGGAATTCGAAGCGCGTTTTCAAATGTTGATTGGGGGACTATTGGTCACAATATTATCCAGGGAATTGCGAATGGACTTAGAAATGCAGGACATATGTTGTGGGAAGCTGTCAAGGGAGTGCTTGGAAGCTTTAAGGATAATGTACTGTCGTTCTTCGGAATCCATTCTCCTTCTCGTTGGGGCATATATGTCGGAGAGATGATTGACACTGGTTTCGCAAAAGGAATTATAGGAGAGCTTCCTTCTATTTCTTCTGCGGTTTCTAAATTACAGGACATTGCTACAAGCCCATTTACAAATACAAATCTGAAATATGATTTACAGGGAACAGCAAACAGCTCCAGAACATCAGGAAACGAGACAACAAGCCGACTTGATACTTTAATTGCATTATTAAGAGCAATTATTGCGATTATAGATGGAAAACCAAGTGGAGATGTAAGCGAACGAGAGCTGATTCGAGCATTAAGAGATATGGGAGTTGTATTCGAATGATAGAAATCAAATATGTATGCTCTAATGGGAGAGAATACAATCTTGTGGGTGACCGGATGAGACCAACGTCCGGTTACTTCCACGATTATGAATGGAAACCAATGACTACAGATCAGGAAATTGGAGCAGATGTATACGGGTTTGAAAAAGAACCAAAAACATATCAAATCACATTAACATTCCGTGGACCACTGGAAGAACGCAAAGCCAAGATGGACGAGTTGACAAACTGCTTTGAGTATGACGTTGTAAATCTTACTCCAGGGCGCATATGGTTTGGAAACTATTATATTGATTGCTATATTAAGGATATGTCCAGCAAAGTGTCATCTACCCGGAACTGCTGGACAGACATGGAACTCGGTATCTACTGTCCATATCCTATGTGGGCAGAGGAAGAATCTAAGAGCTTCTATCCGGATAGCGCGGACAAGGGGGGAATTTATAACTTTTTAGATTATCCATATGATTATCAATACGACTATTCAAAACCATTATCCGGAACAGAGCATTGGTATATAGATCATTACAGAAGTAGCAATTTTCAGATGACTATCTATGGCCCGTGTGCGAATCCAAGAATTACCATTGCCGGGCGGGTCTATCAAGTATACGATACGCTTGAAGCACATGAGTATATTGTTATTGATTCGCGCAAAAAAACAATCATAAAAAGACTTGCTAATGGTACAGAGCAGAACATTTTCTACAAGAAAGCAACCGGTAATTCTATATTTGCGGAAATTCCAGCTGGGGACATCTTGGTAAGTTGGAGCGGAGAGTTCGGCTTTGATATTACGGTGTACAAAGAAAGGAGCGTGCCGAAATGGATCTCATCAAAACAGACCAATACGGAAGGCAGATCGGCTATGTCCAGGGGGCAAATATAGATTTTGAAGTCGGAGCTGATGAAGCCGACAGTATTAATGATTTTGAGATTGAGCTTAAGCGTTGGAATTGGGATGGGTCTATTAGATATGGAACTAGAGTATTTTCACCGGATACTGAGTATGGCGGAATTGTCCGAGAAATCAGCACCGATACAAGCACCAATGTAATCCGTGCAAAAGGAGATACCTGGCGTGGAATGATGACCAAAAAGATTATACAGCCATTAAGTGGCCAAGATTACGCAACAGCATCTGGGGAACTTAATTCAATCATAAAATCCAAGATTGAAGCTGAGTTCCCTGGACTCTTTTATGGCGTTACTGCAGATACGGGTGTTACAGTGAACAATTATCAATTTGACCGGTATTGTACCTTGCATGCTGGACTGGTTAAGATGTTGAAATCAGTAGGATATCGACTGGATATCAGATACCAAGAAGGTGATGTTGGTATGGCCGGATATGTGAAAGTGAGTGCTGTTCCAATCAACGATCTGTCATCAGAGTATGAGCTGACCAATGATAATAACATGAATTTCATAACTGACGATAACCGGCGCGGAATCAACCATCTGATTTGTCTTGGAAAAGGGGATTTAAAGGACAGGTTGGTTATACATCTATACACTGATCAGAACGGTACAATTTCGCAGACTCAGCAATATTTTAAGGGAGCAGAGGAAATTGCGGCTATATATGATAGCAGCGGATCAGAAAGAGATGACCTGATTAAGAATGGAATTAAGGAACTGGAAAGCAAGAAGTCAAGTATGTCTTACAACATGACCATGACTAAGTTGGAAGGAAAAATCGATCTAGGAGATATTGTTGGAGGAAAAGATTATCTGACCGGAATTAGCATGAAGAAACCGATTGGTCGAAAGATATGGACAATATCCTCCGGGAAAGAAAAAGTAGTGTATAAACTGGAAGGAGAGACATAATGGAAATAATTACAGGATATACAGGAAAGCCCCATGTAACATCAGAACAGGATAGAGATGTAAATATTGGAGTTGTGGGAGAAGGATCTTATGTACTGCAGACTGGAATGCAGTTGGCAGCAGAGGTATCTTCCAACAATGAAATTAAAATCAGAGACGGTGTGTTGATGCATCAAGGGTGCACAGCATCAATCAAGAAAAATACATATGACTCTCTTACTATCATCAATGGTAGTCAGGGAATGAAGCGTATTGACTTGATTGTTGCTAGATACGAAAAGAACCAAGACAATAGAACAGAAGGTCTTGACTTGAAAGTTATCCAGGGAACACCGGCGGAATCAAACCCGGTAGTTCCCGAATATACAGAGGGAGATATTCAGGCTGGTGATTATGTGGCAGACATGCCAATGTACCAAGTTATTATTGATGGACTTAATATTACAGAAGTCAAAAAAGTGTTTGAAGTCGCCCCAAGTATTGATGCTATGAAGAAAGAAATTGCTGAATTAAATAGCAATATGAAAGTAAAGTGCTTTCGTAAAACCGTACCATCAGAGACGAATATCCTCGTTGATTTCTCAAATGAAATCGCTGCTTTGATGACACAAGGTAATAAAATTGTAGACTGCATCTGTGGAGCAACAACTAATTCTAATAATGCCTTGGTCTACGGAAAAACCGCTATTCAAGCCACTTCGGATTGGACATATGTCTATGCTAGAGTCAATCAGAATTACTATGACGGACTTGGAGGCACTACGACCGTCACTTTGTTAGCTATTTACGAGTAAATCAAATCGGCAGGCACACCGCAGACCACTGACGGTTCCAGCTCATGCCAAAGGAACTATATAAGTTTTGCCTTGAAAAACTGTATGAGCTACCTTTTTTTAATCCAGAAAAACCGCTCTTTGCATTTAATGGGATGTATACATTGTTGTTTCCAGAGCATGCGCCAGTATGAACGAACATTTCTTGTAATATGCTTTGATCGTTTTTGATTTTAAACTCAAGGAATTCTCCATTCATGCCCCAACCTGCGCACGAAAAAGAAACGATTGCAATACAGTCAAACGGAGCTACGAATGATATAAAGTCACTATCAGAGGATTTAAAAACCTTTGGACTTTTGCTATTTTATTAAGCAACGAATTGTTGCGCTATATTAATTTCTTGCATGCTACGATAAGCAAAAAGGAGAATTTTTAATATGGAACAACGAATCATGGACGTGCTTAGGAGGATGCAACCGATATTAGGAGACGAGGAGCTCCGGGAGCTTAAAAATGTACTGCATATCGTATTTGCCGGGTGCGACGTCGCACAGAATACAGAGATA